CTCCAAATCTTGCTTATTTCCCTTCATCTTATGACGACAAAGGTACTTGATAGCATTGGCCTCATACCAAGGTAGACTATTCTCAGAAACAAAGTGCCCCGGTTGAATCTTCATACTCTTGTAATGGTCTCCACCAACCTGCTTATCTGATGCTAGTGGCTCTACCGTGTGTCTAGTGTACCCGCCTTCGTCAATTTCTACGTCCCAAATTGGGCCATTTGGAAGTCTCGGGTAAACTCTGGCTTTATACTCCAAGTAAGCGTCTTTAAGACTCTTAGTTGGTTCAGGGTGATAGATTGGTACCCATTGCATATCTCCATCATCATCATTTGCCATTTGTCATCCTCGCAGTCAGCTTTTCTATATTGTAGTTACAGAGCTCTTCCCAAGAGATATCAAATTGATCCATTACACCAACCAATCCCCAGAGAGTATCTCCAAGTTCATCAACAACGTCTGCTCGTTCGATTGACTTACCTTTACGATTAGCTTTAACGAAGATGGCCAAGACTTCTAGGGCTTCACAAGCCATCTCTTTAACTGCTTGCTCTTGTCTCCCACGAGCATTAGTCCAATCTTTGTAAGCTGCATACTTAGGCTGCCACTTCAAATAATCTTCTGTAATATGATTCATTCTGTTAGACTTCTCCATGAAATTGGAAATAGAGGTCTAATGACACTATCCCATTGTTTAGCTAGTTCTTGTATCTCTAATTGAGCACTAGAGTCACTACGTTGTTTATAAGCCCTAGCCCATGCTGCAAGTGATCCAGTTACCCAGTACTCTGTGTACATAGATTGAGGTAGAACCATACGAGCTTGTTCTGGTGCGACTCCAGCAGCGATAAGGTGCCCATACCATTTCTTCATCTCTTCAATAATAAGAGAATAATCTCTGCTCAACCACTTCTGCTTATCTTCATCAAAAACCTCACCACTACCCTGTTTCACACTACCTTCTGGTCTTGATCTCCATTCTGTAGGCACATAGAACTCAGGTTCTTCATCAACATATCGTCTAGAAACTTCATTGTAAGTAAACCCTACCATATGTTTGAATCTTTGGCGGGCCACGATGACAGGAACCTTTTCTACCATAGTGATTTGAGGATGGCTAAATGGAGTCCAATGTCCATGATTAGCTAGATACTTGATTAGCTTACTATCTTTCTCAGAGAGTCCTCTAGACCATATCTGACTACTCCCATCCCACCCATCAAGAGGTACATTTTCAAGCTTACTAACCTTATTGAAACTTACTCTGGCTGCATTTACAACTGTAAGATCTGTCCCCATATGAGATATATAAGTAGCTTTCATCGTGAGGTCGTTTCATAATACATTGTTATACACCTTCTACGAAAGTAATTGCATTCTTAACTAACTTGAGTGGAACAGCCTCTTGTCCTACATAACAACCATTCTTAAAATAGACTACAGGAATTGAGCTTTCTTTCCCTCTGATAAAAGCGACTACATAGTCTGAGTCCACTGTTTGGTTAGATCCATTGGCCCTAAAGAAATTCTCAAGAGCTTTGTACTCAAAGACATAGAATGGCTTACCACCACGATCTTGAACCATCTTGAAAACTTGTTTGATTGTGGTAGTAGGGCATTCGGGGTTGTTTGTTTGGGCACCCACATTACCAGTTAGCAATAATACAGTAGCTGCCAGTGCGATTAGAACTTTAATCATTTGATCCATCCCTTTTAGGTTGCTTACGTCGATTAGTCTTCTTTGAAACCACACGAGTCTTTGCTCCAAGTGGTCCTTTACGATTCATTGCTACATGATCAACTTCTTTGCTATCTCCCTTGGAGACTCTACCTTCTCGGATAGCCTTACGTCTAGCTTTGTTACGAGCTGCTCTACGTTTCTTTTGCTCTGGACTAGCAGCCCACTCAGCTTCTTTTTCCATATCTCTGCTCAAAACATCAAACTCCCAAAAAATAAAACAATGCTAATAAAGACACAAGCTACCCAAACAATACGAAATACTTCCATCTTGTTTATCTTAGGTTCGTCTTCTTCCCAACCATTAAAATCTTCCACTCGCAATTTCCCCCTTTGTCAAAAAAATATTGTCTTCTATCTTCCTCTTCTTGGGGAATACTTCCCACGCTCTACCATTTTCATATCCTGGCATGAACCACCTAATTCTCCAAAATCTCTCACTTGAATCACCCATAAAAACTTGGATAAACTTTGTAGACTCACCACAGTTCTTCTCAATTGCCTCTTTAGCTAGCTCTATGTAGTTTTCTCCTTCTATAATCTTTTCAACCTCTTCAGGCCTAAGATACCATCCATCCTCACCATTGTCTCCAATTACCATTAATGTAATACCTCTTCAAACAGAGAACATTTAATTTCATAAGTACCATCACCTGTATCTACCATACTCTCAAACTTTAAAGTATGATTTTCTTCTACGTCCCCATTCATTTTACTAAATGATTCGATAGCATTTGTAATGAAGTCACCATTAATAGTGAAGCTCACTTCTGCTATTTCTCTTTTGTTATCCATAAATTATGCTTCCAAATGTACTAGTAGTTTTTCTTCGTCAATCAAACCAGCTTCAAACAATACAACCATTGCTTCTAGAGGATCTACATCCAACTCTTCCAGCAAGTCATCAATAGTATAATCTTCTAGATAACCTTTAATCACTTCTTCCAAAGTATCATTCATCTTCTTCTCCTATTACTCGGGGATTTAACTTCTTCCTCTTATATTCAGTCTTTTTTGGATTAATTACTTTCAGTGCAAATGCACCTCTCTTATCACCACTATCTCTAAGAGACTTAGCAACCATATTTCTTTTTCTTTTCTTTGATGCTTTCAGCTTCTCGTCTAGATCAGCCATGCCCTAACTCTTTTATATTAACTGGGGTGTAGTCAGTCTGTTCAACACATACACATTTGTAAGGTCCTTTAGGTGAGGGGTTGGTGTGAATGTGCCCATGTACGTTGATCATCTTCTCACCTTTAAATCTATTTTCTCTTAGAGAGCTTTCATGGACTGGTACGTGAGTCAGTAGAACATTGTATTCTGGAAACATCCTCCACATACCAATCTTCTCGAAATGCCTCTGAAGCATTTGATCTTTACCATTATCATGGTTCCCAAGGATCAATCTCTTACGACCATTTAGAGAGCTAAGGATATTATCTACTCGTTCCTTTGATCCAAAATACACATCACCAAGATGGTATACTTTATCTTGTGGTTGCACCACAGAGTTCCACCTTTTCACCATAGCCCAATCCATATCTTCCGTATCTTTGAAAGGTCGATTGGAATACTTTAGAATATTGGTGTGACCAAAATGAGTGTCACTGATTACCCAGATATTACGTTCCATATTCTTTCCTCAAAGCATCAAGGCTGACCCATTGTGGATCATATTGACCTTCATGCACATTACGTTTGATTATTAAACCTCTCCACCAAAGCTTATTGGCTTCACCAGCCCAAGGGGATTGATAGTCTTGGTATACTCCAGCAACTAGCCCCATTATCTTTCTCCCGTCAGTAAGAGACCTAACAGCAAAGTCTGTTGTATGAATGTGACCACAAGTGCAAGACTCAAACTGTTTAGCCAATAATGAATAAGCAGTATGTTCACCACTGACAGGCCTACCCATAACACCACTGATAAAGAAGTGAGAGTAGTTAATCCCATCAATCTTAATGATCCCAGGAGTTCCACCTTCATACTCGATAACCTCATTATAGTTTCTATCTAGATCAAAATCTTTGAAAGATATTGTACCTTCTAGTTCAGGTTGCAGGTTCAGTGCCCTCTTGAGACGATGTTCATGATTCCCTTCAATAAAGACACTCATTGGTTTACGCTTCTTAGACTTCCTTAGTGGAGCCCATAGTCGTTCATCAAAGTCGAGACCAGCGTCAATATCAGCTCTGTAAGTTCGACCCCAAAAACTCTTACCACCTTTGTCATAAGAGGCCATAGAATGCATATCCCACATGTCGCCAAGATTGACCACAACATCTGGTTTGAGATCTGTAATAAGTTTACCTACCCAATCAGCACGTTCATTACTGAAGTCTGGATGGGCATGTGGGTCTGGAATTACCAAGTGTGTTGTCATCCATTATTTCCTTTATTTAACATCTTACCAAAAGCTTCAGTTTGGTCTTTCACACGATCTTCTTGGGCCTTCTGATAACCATCTTTGAGGTCTCTTTGATAACCCATACTATGAGCTTTATCCATAGCTACTGTAAGTCTTTTATCTAAGGTTTCTTCGATGCTATCGTAAAAAGGTTTTGGATTTACCATGCTTTCACCCATTCTGCACAAATGCCACCACGAACAACATCATTTTTAGAGAACTCAAT